GTTATATGATGTACGGTTCCGTGACATGGACACCGAGCAGGTGTTCAACATTCTGTATGACGAGGATGATGGCAGTGGTGGCAGTGGTGGTGACGATGAAGGTGGTGGTCTGGACGATCACGATTGGGAAGGTGCCGAAGAGATGGACGAGGACGAGAAGCGCAAGCTAGTCAACGACATCGACGAAGCACTGCGTCAGGGTGCGATTACCGCAGGCAAGATGGGTAGTGGTGGTAACCGTGCGGTGGATGAACTACTCCAACCCGAGGTCGATTGGCGCGAGGTACTGCGAGAGTTTATTACAGCAACGTGTGTAGGCAGTGATTATTCCACATATGCCAGACCTAATCGCAGATACTTGTCCTCTGGCCGGTACATGCCGAGCGGTATCAGTGAACGGGTAGAGGAACTTGTTATTGCTATCGATACGTCCGGTAGTATCGGGCAACCCGCGCTAACCAAGTTTCTGTCCGAGGTGCAGGGTGTGGTGAGTAACGTCAAGCCGGAGAAGGTGCGACTGCTGTACTGGGATACTTCAGTCTGTGCAAACGAGGAGTACGACGAGACCAACATGGAGCGTCTGGTTGAATCAACCAAGCCCGAGGGTGGGGGTGGCACGGATGTAAACTGTGTTACCCGATACATGCAAGAGAAACAAATCTCAGCACAAGCAGTGATTGTGTTTACCGATGGTCATCTGTATGACGGTTGGGGTACATGGTCGCAGCCAGTGTTGTGGTGTGTGCTAGACAATAAATCAGCAAAGCCCACGGTGGGCAAAGCTGTTCACGTTAAACTTTGATAGGAGAACAACTATGGAACTTGATAAAACCCTAAACGACAACCACAAAGATTTTCATATACCGGAAGACCGTTGCAAGTTGGAGGACCTGTATGGCGAAAACGGTAGTTGGCTGCGCGATAAACTAGACGAACTTGTTCCGCTAATTGATAAGAAGCTCGGGTACAGAGTGGACTTCTACCCGTTCACTCATGATGGTGGAACTGTGCTTGGTGTCGCACCGTTCGGCAGTCTCTTGATGACCGCTCTGATCGGGTGGGATACATATCACGAGAGATACGAGGTTAAGTCTCCGAGGATACACAGAGAGAAGAACGCACACGACATGCAGATATTCAGAGGGTATTGGAATAACGATACCATTGTATCTAAGAGCAGATCAAAGATAGTGAATACTGTATGTGGGTTTCGCCCCTACTTGGACGAAGAAGTTTATCTAGCGAACGTGCGTAAAAGTAGGGGACAAGCTACTGAAGAGTGTGGAGCCACAGCAAAAGAGTTTAAGGCGCTAGAGGCCAAGTGGTGTTGGAATTTTGGCAACAAAGAAGCTACAGAGTTGTTGCGTTTATTGGAGCGCAGTCAAAAAACAGATAGCCCAATCGCGTTTGAATTAAATAGCCCTATCATGGAGATGTTTAGCGCCCACAAAACAAAAGAAGCAAAACTAGAAGAGAAACTCAATTACGTAGGTAAATTAACCCCAGTGTACCTCGTGAAACAAAAAGCTGACAGCGATCAGATAACTTTGATTATTTACTCAGATGAACAGCGGCGTACAGTTGTTTTGAACTACCCGAACGTGCAAGCGTTGCCACAAGAACTACAGAACAAACTGTTCACGTTGAGTACCGTTGTTGACGATGGGCATCGGATGAATACCAACGCGGTGGACGGGGTGGGTGCAAAAATTAAACCAATCTTATGCGAGGAGGCATGTTGGTTGGCAGTATCGGATGATCTTGTCGAGGAACTTATAACATACGGGCGTGACATATATGGAGACCTTTAATACATACAGTTACCGCGTAAAGATTTTGGACGATACGTTGGAAATAAATGGGTTCGGGCTAGATAAGATAACTTTTGAAGGCAAGCCCGTCCCGTTGTTTTTAGCATTTGACCAAGCACCTTTATGGCTAGAGCGTAAGATGGCTACTCTGTTAACATTACCGTATGAACCGCCTACCGTTTACGTGAACGGGTTAGGCAGACGTATTGCGCGTAATATATTTTGGGTAGAGTACGATGGCAGCAACACCGGAGAAGAGAGTAAAGGAGAAAGTGGTTAAGGTATTGAAAGAGATGGGAGCGTATTACTTCTATCCCTTTACTGGTGGGTACGGACGCAGTGGTGTGCCGGACATCATCGGTTGTTACAAAGGACGTTTCTTTGGTATCGAATGCAAGGCAGGTAAAAACAAGACGACTGCTTTACAAGATAGAGAAATATCTTTGATACACAATGCCGAAGGTGTTGCGTGGGTAGTTAATGAGGAGAATATAGGTAGCGTGCGGGAGGTACTGCTATCGTTTTAATTTCGGGGGAGGTTTTCTTGGTTGATGTTTACTCCCCCAATACCCCAGTGGACGGTGGGTAGGCTCCATAGGCCAGAAACATCCACAGTGTATGAGTTAATAAATGGCCCATAGATGTGCCTTCCTAACTACTGCATACACCGGATAAGTCACGCTACGACTAGTCGTGAGGAAGCACAGATGAACTCTGAATAGGTGGAGGAATTCTGTGTGCACTCACGCACTTTACTAAAACTTAATTAGGAGAACGATGATGGAACGAAGTGAAAAAGAACTAAGACCGTATGCAGAGACTTTTCTGGAGCATCTTGAGTACTGGTGTGACGTAGATTTAGAAAGTGTTAATCAATACTCAACACTTTTCTTTGAAACCGAAGAAGACCTGAAAGAGTACACCGCAAGGTTGAGAAGGTTATTGAAGTGGGAGCGGATAGAAGTAATGAAAGACCGTCTCAGTGCTTTGAAATTCGGTGAAGAAGTTTTTACTGAGGGTTTAGTGGATACAGAAGAGGGCGAGTATCTAGCCGCTGTAATGCGTAAGACTCGCACTCGATTGGAAGCTGAATTAAAGGAGGCGAAGGGTGATGACAGGTGAATCCTTCTACCTAGACATCGACGGGAAGCAGTGGCAGTACATGTTGGTTACTGATCCAGAAGCTGCGCTGTACTGGAACGCGTCGAGTTACAAACTAAAACTAAGCGACATCAAGATCGCAACTAAGTGCTCGCTCGAAGATCGCAAGAGACTAAGGCGAGAGATACTAAAAGATATACAGGAGAATGATGATGGGCAGAGTGTATAACAACGAGCGAGATTTGCCGGACGATCCGAACCGCGTTGGCGATGAAGACTACGGACGCAAGTGGTGGTTGGATGAACCCGACCCAGACGTTGGACGAGAAGAGGATTGGGACGATGCTAGAGATAACGATTAAGGTTGACGAGGAACATGCCGAAGAGCTAATACAGTTAGGCAAACGCCTTATAGCAGCCGTAGAAAAACTAGAAGAGTTTGTAGAGGAAGACGATGCTGATTGAATGCGATAAAGAAGGGTATTTGAAATACATAAAAGACGACCCAGTTAGACCTGACTTGTTTGACGATGATGCAGTTAGGTTTGACGGGAACTTTCGTGTTTACGCAGACATAGACCGTCAAGGTTTTGGAATTAATGTTAACGCAGTAATATGCGTAGTTATTGCACCGTTCATCCCCCAGAACGAGGGGCAAATACAAGCTTTTGCGAGCGGGGACTTAAATGCTTCAATGGCTATACGGTCTGAAGAGGAGGGGAGTTTTGGTAAAGTTTTATGCCCGTACTCTCTGTGGAGTTACGAAAAAGGTGCTGGCAGGAGGTTGGTAAATTCATTACTAGAAGCCGTGCCTATAATGTACCCCGATGTGGATTACGTTATAACTATGTCACCACCTACTAAGATGGCTATGGATTTTCATACAAAGAATGGAGGGTCTATGCTGTCTCCAAATAAAGACACAGTAAACTACGAGTACGAGATTGAGAACTACGGTGTTTCTATCCATTGAATAGGGGGAGGGCAGACATGGCGAAAAAAGGACATAAAGATTTGCACCCAACGATTATTGATATGGCAGAGAAAGGCATGAAGGGTGTTGATATAGCTGCTCGGCTAGGGTTAAGCCCCAATAGCGTCAGGACAATACTCTTTAATCACGGGGTTAAGTTAAAGACCCCGATAGGTAGGCCGATGGTAGACAATCCTGTTCGTAACAGGTTCAAAGTACCGAAAGTACACAAAGGGCCGGAGCAGGTGCTACCAGACCCGTTTAGGAGATAAGTATGGTGAGTCAGTTAATGTGCGTAGCCTTAGCTATTTACTTTGAAGCTAGAGGTGAACCAGACGCAGGGCAGATTGCAGTCGCTCACGTAGTCCGAAACAGAATAGAAGACCCGCGTTATCCAGACAATGCGTGTGATGTAGTCAAACAAGGTTACTACTGGAACGGTAACCCAGTGCGCAACATGTGCCAGTTTAGTTTTTATTGCGATGGTAAGTCCGAAAACCCGCATGACGAAGAAGCTTGGCGCGGAGCGTTATATATAGTACACCTGAGTGGTTTAATTCCTGATATTACAGGAGGTGCAACACACTACCACAGCACGAAAGTATTTCCGGCGTGGGCACACACGGGGCGTATTACAACTAACATACACAAACATGTGTTTTATGCAGGTGTTAAATGAAGAAACCTATATTCACGAGCGGTGCCCAAGACATGGTTAACAAGCCCCCGCACTACGCTAATCAGGGGGTAGAGTGCATTGATTACATCGAGCAACAACTTACCCCAGAGGGTTTTCGGGGGTACCTGCTAGGTAACATAACGAAGTATTTACACAGACACACATACAAGAACGGGCTTGAAGATTTGAAGAAAGCCCAATGGTATTTAAATAAATACGTAGAAGCGTATGGGGAGAAACAATAGTGTACGAATACAAAGCAACAATAATTAGAGTCGTCGATGGAGATACAGTAGATGTTGATATTGATCTTGGTTTTGATTGTTGGGTTCGTAATCAGCGTATCCGTCTTTTCGGGATCGATACTCCAGAGTGCCGCACTAGAAATAAGAAGGAGAAAGCTCATGGACTACTCGCAAAAGCCTACGCCCAAAAGACTCTCAAGTTGGGAGGAGTTTATGCGCTCCGAACAAGAGAGAAGGGAAAGTTTGGAAGGTACTTGGGGGAGATCAAAGTCGGACGGTCAACCATCAACAAGTTACTTATCAAAGAAAAGCTGGCTGTCGCGTACACCGGCCAGAATAAAAAAGACATAGCTGCTGCACAAGAAGCTAACCGTCAAGCACTAATAAAAGAAGGCAAACTAACGGCTACGGGCGTACCGCCTGTTAGCGAATATGAGGATAGATTGTAATGGGAAACAAATTAAAACCCGCAGGTATGTTGATTTGGAACGACGAGGATGGCGAGGGGGTAATGCACCTAGCAGAAGAATTTAGTGATGAGCCTTTTATTACTCAGCTAGATGCGATGAGAGATTGGATTGACGCTCTTACCGAAACCTACAATAAAACCCTACAAGACTATGAAACGAGACACTAATGGACATAATAACCGTAGACTTTGAGACCTATTACTCAAAGAAGTTTTCACTAACTAAGTTAACCACCGAGCAGTATGTTCGCAGTCCTGAGTTTGAGGTAATCGGCGTAGCTGTGAAGGTTAACGATGGGGATACCGTTTGGTTGAGTGGGGCGTTCGATGATCTCAAATCTTATTTACAGAATAACTACGAGTGGGAGAAGTCTGCTGTTCTTGCTCATAACACTATGTTTGATGGCGCTATTCTTAGTTGGCTGTTTGATATTCACCCTAAGCTATATCTTGATACGCTTTGCATGGCGCGTGGCCTACATGGGGTGGAGTCCTCTGCGTCCCTCAAGAACCTCTCAGAAATGTACGGAGTCGGTGAGAAAGGTACTGAGATAGTTAATGCAATAGACAAGCGCCGTGAAGATTTTAACGAAGTAGAGTTAGATAGGTATGGGGACTACTGTGTAAATGATGTTGAGCTAACTTACAAAC